GACATCTTCAAAGTATTTATTTAAAAATGTTTTTTGAACACCAGCACTACCTGTAGAACCTTCACCTTTATAAAGTTTCTCACCATCTAAAAGATCATTCATCATTAATTTTAAAAGAGTACCCGCTTCTTTTTTCTCTCTATCACCAATTCTTAAGATTGTTCCTTTATCAAAAATTTCTTCATATTGACCGAAGATATCAAAAACAGCATTCTCCCATTGGTTAAATATTTTATTATTTCTATAAGGACCTTGACCCTTACCTTTAGTTCCATCTCCACCAAAAGCAGTCCATTGGTTCATTGTCATGACATTTAACTTAGCATCAGTTCTACCGGAGAATGGAATTTGAGCTTTAGTGTGTATTTTATAAGCTCTGTTGAAAAATCTCATTATCTCAATGATAGGTCCGATTCCGTTTATAATTATCTTTTTACCTTTAGATGCAGCTTCTGAATTTTTAATTAACAAATCAACCTCTTCTTGTTTAATAGACCAAACAGTAAAATCAAAGTTCTTACTATAATAATCTTTAATTTGTTGAGAAACAGATTTAATATTATCAGCTTCATAGACTTTCATAAATCTATCATATTTAATAAAAATTGAATCTTTTTGAGGTTCTTCTTTAGGTTCTTCTTTAGTTTCCTCTTCTTTTTTCTCAACAGATTTCATTTTCATTAAAATCTTCATAGAATCAACAAACTCTTTAAGTGGTTTTCCTAAATCACCTAAACCAGAATATAAATTCTCACCATCAAATTGAAGTGCTCTTTTTGTGAATCTAGCTATTTTCTCAGAAACAATAAATTTTTTACTATTATCGGAAATAATTTCTATACTCTCTTTATACAAAGGATCTAATTCTTGTAAAGTTGATCTTTTATCACCAACTAAATACCTATTTATATCCATGAATAAAGATTTAATAACCTTCTTTGATTCACCATCATTAGACTTAGATGTTATTTGATTTAAGAAATCAGTAGTAATACCAATATTTTTATATTTAGTTCCTTTTAAAGTCTCACAAGCTATTTTTAATTTATTATAAGATTGTGTAAGGTGATCCTCACCAACTTTTAATTGTTCTCCTTTAGTATTTGTTGTTCTTATTGTTTGTCTCTCATCTCCAGCACCAGAACCAAGAGTAGAAGCTTCAAATAAGTCTAAATTTTCTAAAACTAATGAAAGACCAGCTGGAAGTGATTGTAATGATTTATCAGTACCCACTTTAAAAAAAGTAGATAAACTAACTTTCTGACCATTTTGAACAACTTGTTGATTTTTACCAATTATATCTTTAGCAGTTAATTTTTTTATATTAACTTTAGTATCATCTGCAATTTTCTTTATAGTATCACCATCAACAGTAATATAGGTTATTTTTAATTTATCAACATTTTTTTTGTCAATTATATCTGATTCTAATTTAACTGATTCATAATATTGTAAAATAAGAGACAATTGCTTAAGTGATTTAACCATTACTGGGTAAAGACTTTCAGGTGAGCTATCACCTGATTCAGATTCCGATTCAGCTTCTTTTTCTTTTTTTTCTGCTTCTTTTTCAGAATCAACATCACCTTCATCATCTTTAAATTGGTCTAACCATTTTCTAAACTCTACCAATTTATCAATTAGATCTGATTTTGCTTTTTCACTCTCATCGCCAACTTCCAATTCTTTCAATTGTTTAATAACAGAGTCACAAATAGCTTTAATCTCACCAACTTTTAAACCCTTCTCAACAGCTTCAGTAAGAGCTCTTAACAATGCAGAAACTTGATATTTAGCAAATTTAATCTTATCTTCATCAGATAATGAAGAAACAACAGAACTTCCAACAATCCAATCAAAATGTGATTTAAATCTAGTAATAAGTGATCCCATTTGAACCGTATTAGCTGCCTCTACAAGCTTTCTAAATGAAGAATTAAAAGCACGACCCAATAAAGAGTCACCCCAGTTAATTTCATTACCTAAAGCCCCAGATCCTGGAACATTTTCGTATATTTTTTTATATTGATAATAAGATATCTCCTCTTGCTTTTCTCTATTTCTCAAGGAAGATTTGTGTAAATAATTATCTCTGGAATGTAAATATTTCATCAAAAAAGTTATAATTTTTTTGTTATATATTAATTTCAATTAGCCTATTTTTATTATATTTGTATTATATAAATAATAAAAAATAAAAAAGATAAATAATTGTTGTTTATATTAAATATTAATACTATATTTGTATATAATAAATCACTACAAAAAAACTAAAGATGAATACAAAAAATATTATTTGTGTAGACCTTAGAAAATTCAATTACGATCAGTTAACAAAAGTTTCTGAATTTATAGGTATTTTAGACGGATCTCTTCAATCTGCTAAAAAAGAAGGTTTTATCAAGTCATTCTTTGATTCAGAGAAAAGATCATTCATTGGTGTGATTCACAAAGATATTAATAGATGCTCAAGAACATATAAAGGTCTTTTCTTAACTGAAGAGTATACATCATTAACTAAAAAAGAAAAAGACATCTTAATTAAAATGAGTGGAACAAACATAGAATTTAAAAAATCTACACCACAAAAAGAAATAAAATCTGATACTAAAAAAGTTGATGTTGTATCAGATGAAGTATCTGATGAGTTGTTAATATCAGATTTAGAAGAAATACTAGATATAGATTTGATTTTAGAAAAAATTCATAGTTGTGGAATAAATTCTTTAACAAGAAAAGAAAAAGAATATCTAGACGAAGAATCTAAAAAGTTATAAAACCAGTCAAATTGACTGGTTTTTTTTATTTTAAAATATTTTTTTTATCTGTTTTTTAGAATATTTTAAAAAATCCACACTTTATATAATTTAATAGAAAAATCAACTAATATATAATTTGTAAAAATTATTAAATCAATATGAATTCATTATTAGATATAAAAGAATTACAGTATGATGGTAAAACATACACATCGATGAATGCAATAAAAGGAATTCTAGAAGTTGAAGGTTTTATTTGGTTATTAAAATCAGAAATACATGATGCTGTAATAGAAATTAAAAATAAAACCATTATATGGAAAGAAGGTATATTCCAATATGGAAACTGGGAATACGGTATATTTCAAAATGGAGGGTTTTATGGAAACTGGATTAATGGAATATGGGAAGACGGATATTTCAAAGGAAAAGGAGAAAGGTTAATTATGACATCATAAATAAAAAATAATCACTACAAATGAAAAGAAAGAAAACATTACTAGCAGAATCAGAAATATCTGAGCTAGTATTCTCTGACGAAAAACTAAAAATAAACAAAGTTGGAGATGAATGTATATTCGAAATAGGAAAAGAAATAACAACAGACTTAGCAGAAGCGGTAACAATTATGATGAGAGTTTGTGATAATAGAAATAAAATTTGGGATCTTAAAATTGAAGGCAATATAGAAAATATAATACCAGCTAAAAGTTTATTCTGGTTAACAGGAGGTCACAACGAATGGAGAAATATGGAACATTATTCAAAACCGTGGTGTGAATGTTATCTTGAATATCAAGAGGAATTTGGATTCTTAATTATAAATTCAGTAAACAGGTCAAAGACATTCGGAGAAATAAGAAACTATTTTATTAAATATTTAAACTTACCAGTTCTCTACGAATTCTCAATAAGTAAAAAATTAATTAAATAAATAAAACCCGTCAATTTGACGGGTTTTTGTTTTTATATATAGTATATGGAAGTATTTAATAGAATATGTTCAAATCCTTGGTGTAAAGGCTCATTTGAATTCACAAAGAACGATTACATAAAAACAGAAGATGGATTACAAGAACCAAAAGAATGTAAAAAATGTAAAAGTTTCGATAATCAACTAAGTGGTGGTGTAGAATGGAAAGATAAAACATATGAAGGAGACAGATGGGGAGGTGGTCCACACGAAATAAGATACAAAGTAACAAATTATAAACAATGAACGCACACTTTTTCGATATAAACACATTAATAACAATAGATAGTGAGGTTTGGATTGTTTCAAAAACAAATCCAAACGATGCTATTGCAAAGCTTTCATTATCAGATTTCAATTTGATAAAAAAAGGAGTATTTAAAAAAAATAACGAGTATTTAAAATTAGGAAATAAAAAATACTACCTACCAACAGACACTATTAATGATATTAAAGTAAGATGTAAAAAGATGAATATTGATATAACATCTTTATCTTTCTCTATGCAAGAATTTATAAATCCAGAAGTGATAGAAAACTTAAATTCAAAAATTTGGAAAGAACATTTTATAGATTTAAAAAACACAAATGATGATATCTACATAATTTGTCCAGAGAATTCCAAAGAAATATACGAAAAGTTAATAAAAAAACTAGAAGAAAACTTATTTGAGATAGGAATAAGTGTAAAGAATTTCTATTTTTTCAATGAAAACCTCTATACTAAAGATAGTAATAAACTATACAATAATAAAATTAAATTATTAATACAACATTTAATAGGTCTAAAAACTGAAGTTGATAGGTTTACTGATGAAGAGATAGAGAAATATGATATAATTTATTATTATGATGATGATCAGAAATCTATTGATTTAGGTAGAACATCTAATGATATTTTAAAGTTTTTAACAGACAATTCAGAAGAATCTATAAAACCAATGATTAAAGATGTGGTTAAAAAACATCCAATATTAATATTAAACAAATCAACGTTTAATAAGGTTAATAGATTTATTAAATATGAAGTTATATTAAACTTTGATAGAATAATCAAAACTTATGAATCATTTAGATTAAGGTTTTAACCTTTTCTATCATTATCTTTATTAATCATAGCATTTTTAATCAATTCGTTTAGTTTTCTATTATCCATTATCTCACCACCATCACTAGATTCTTGACTATTATTTTCTAACTCTGCTTGTTTAATTTCTGGATTATCAATCTCATGGTATCCCAAATCTCTTCTAAGTGTTTTATAAAACTTCTCTAATTCTGTTCGTTGACCCATTAGGAATTTAGAATTTTCTCTAATTTGACCAATAGTTTGATTAACAACTTCATGCATTCTTGCTGAGTTATCACCATTATCAACTTGTCTTAATTGATTTAAGAAATTCTTACGAGTCATTCTCGCTAAGAATAAACCCTCAGCATAAACCATAGCATCCTCTTTCATTTTATTAGCGATATAAGGATGTTGTTTTAATTGAGGTATATCACTTAAATAAAGATCAATAAGTGTCTCTAAGACATCCATTGATTGTTGAGACGAAACAGTTAAATCTGAATCATAATCATATATTTCGATTTCACCCAAATCTGGTAAATCTTCTGCCTTTGCAAGATGTTTTGATATATCAAATTCACCTCCTTCTGATTGAATTTGGTCGAATTCATCTTTTAATCTATTTCTCTCTTCTTCTGACTTTGACATAGAAAGCGGTTTTTTACAATATATATAAAAAAATACTTCTTTTATCGAATGAGTTTAAAGCAAGAAGAAAGACAAATGGTCTTCACTACAAAATTAGTAGATGAAGCAACAGATAAAATAAATGATGGTATTGTATTAAAACGATATCAAAACCCTTGGCTTAAGAGCGAAGTTGGATTAAGAAGAGCAGGTGTTACATTCAAAATGACACCAGATGAACAACAAGAATATGTTAGATGTGCTCTTGATGTTCATTACTTTGTTGAGAAATACTGTAAAGTAAAAAGAGAAGACGGTTCCGTTGGTAATATATTTCTAAGAGATTACCAAAAAGAAATACTTGATAATTTCGTAAATAGTAGATTTAATATCCTAATGGCGTCTCGTCAGGTAGGTAAGACAATATCATCAGCTATTTTTATGTTACATAAAATTCTTTTTGATAATGATAAAAATATAATGATTGTTGCCAACAAAGGAGACACAGCGGTGGAGATTGTAGATAAGATTAAATCTATCTATACCCTACTTCCATTCTTCTTAAAACCAGGTATAAAAACTTGGAATCAAAAATCACTAACATTTGAGAATGGATGTAGAATAAAAACATCAGCCAGAACAAAGACACCAGCAATCGGTTTTACCATTGACGTTCTTTACTTAGATGAGTTCGCACATATTCCTTCAAATATTATAGAACCATACTACACGGCTGCCTTTCCAACAACCGCTGCCGTTCAAAACTCAAAGATTATTATAACGTCAACTCCAAATGGTATGAATTTATTTCATAAATTATTAACAGATGCTGAAAGACCAGAAGGTGATCCTCAGAAAAACAACTATAAAGCAATGAGGGTTTATTGGTATCAGGTTCCTGGTCGCTTTGTTACATATTTTAGATTAAACAATCACAAATTATACGAACATGGTCTAACAAAAGAAGACATATATGAAGTTTGTAGAGAAAAATGGGAAGTTAGAACAAAATTAGATATGGACTATAACTCTGATTTACAGAAAGATATAATACATGTATATAATAATGAATTTTGTGCTGATGAGGAAGTAAAATCTTTAACATTAATAGACTCAAAAGGATATGAAGTTCCAATAAGAGCTTTAGCTGAAGTAACAACATGGAAAGAAGAAGCGATTAAAGATATTGGAGGAGAAGATGCCTTTAACCAAGAATATGGATTAAGATTTATTAACGCATCTAAATCATTATTAAATGAGGCTATAATAGATGACCTATTAAAAGGAAAGAAAAACTATATTCATGAAGAAATAGATGAATTCAAAAAAAGAATTAGATTCAGTCACGAAGATTTAAAATGGGTTGATGATGAAGATTTATTTTTACCAGTTAGAAGAAAGACATATAAAGTTGTTCTATCAGTCGATATATCAGAAGGATTAGGACAAGATTATTCAGTTATTAATATATTTAGAGTAACTCCAAAACCAAGAGAGTTGATAGAATTACAAAAAGCATCTTATAAAACAATAGTTGACTTCTTTAGACTAGAACAAATAGGGATATACAGAAGTAATTTAATATCAGTAAAACAATTAGCAGAGTTTCTTTATGTTTTAGCATTTGAATATTTAAACCCAGAGAATGTAAAAATAGTATTAGAGTTAAATAATTATGGTAATACTTTATTAGCTGAAATGCCTCACGTTTTTGACGGGAACAATCAATACGGATCTTCTATATTCTTTAGATTTAAACATAGATCTGATTCAAATGAAGAGAAAATAGGTCTAAAAGTAGGTGAAAATAAAAACTTATTAGTTAAAGATTATCAAGATTTAATGTATTCTAGAGGATTTGCTATAAATAACGAAGATACTATAAGGGAAATAACAACATTCGTCAAACACACAACAACTGCTGGTAATACAAGATATGCAGCAGATGTTGGGCATGATGACTGCGTGATGACAATAGTAAACACCACTCCTATATTTCAAAAAAATGATTTTAGAGAGATGGTGGATGAGTTCTCTAATAAAGAATTAGATAAGGAATTTAATAAGTATATAAATGATTGTCTAAATAACTTAGAATATACAGAAGGACTAGACTATGCTCAAGTATTGAAAGTAAGAAGACAATATCAAAATAGATACAAAAATGGAAATTCAGGAATAAATTGGTTTAATTCTAACCGTTAGATTCCATAGTAACGGATAATCCAGAATTTTGCAACTTCTCTTTCATAGTAGATATTGTTTCAAAATCACCATACTTAACATCACATATACCTTTATAATGAACGATATGTGCGCACTGATTTGCTTGTTCATACTCATGACCACAAACAGTCATTAAACAAGAAATGACATGATCAAATGAATTGAAATCATCATTATGTAAATCTAAACGATAAGGTTTAGAGAGTATCTCTTTAACTTGAGATTGTTTTTTCTTCTTTGTAATTGTTGCCATATTATTATATTAATTTAAAAAAATTAAATCTTCCTTTTCACCATTAACAATAGATTGTGATGTTTTATTAACAACATCAACAACCGTAATTTTCAAACCTTCAAATTTCTCAGTAACCAACAAAGCCCAATCAACAAACATAGGTAAGTGAGCCTGTCTATCATCATACATAATAAACTCCTCTGGTTTTTCCTCTATTATAAGGTTTGTAAATAATTTTGTTTTGAATTTAAAAGTATCACCACCCCAATTAAGATAAAGATCCTCATCTTCGAATGATAAGTTTAAATTACGAAGAACTTCTTTAACCTCATTTCTAAGAGGTTCTATTCTACCCGTAACTAAAACCACATGATTATTCTCATCAGAAATTGATTTTAAATAATATTTATAAACCCATTCATTAACAGGAATATCAAATATTTTATTTCCAGTCTCTGGGTCTTTTAACCAAAGTGACTCAGGCTTTGACCACCAACCATTATAAGGCCATTCTGTTCCGGTTCTTTCCTTCCAGATAGATTTTCCATCAACATCAATAGGTGTTAAACAAAGTGTATCATCAAAGTCAAAAGATATTAATTTACTCATTAAGTGTTTTTTATTTTACAAATATATATCTTTTTTTTAAAATAAAAAAGAATATTGTTTTTATATATATTCTAAAATTTAAAAAAGTTATGAAACTGGATATAAAAACACTATTAATATTATTTCTATCATTTTTTTGCATATTATTCTTTTCTATCTGGTATTTAAAAGGATCTGATACTAAAAAGGAATATAAAGTATTAGAACAGAAATTTGAAAAAATTCAAAAAACAAGAGATTCTCTGGTTATGATAAACCTAAAATTGAAGTCAGATTTTGATAAAATGCAAAAAGAAATTGATAAGAGAGATAATCAAATAGCTAAAAATGAATTAGAGATTTTAAATTTAAAGAAAGATTTAAAAGAAGCTAAATCAGATTTATCAAATAACAAGAGAGATTTAGAAGAAACTAAGAAAAAAATTGAAAATCTTAAAAAGAACCCAATTAAAAGAGAAGATGATGACCTAATTAAGTCTTTGAAGGAAAAATTAAAATAAAATTATGAAAAAAACAAACATAAAGAAATTAATCCTATTCATAGTAATGAATATTTTCATTTTATCAAATGCTTTCTCACAATCAGGATATCCTAGAATTGAAACCGATTCAACTGGTAAAAAAGTTGTTATTATGACATACGAACAAGCTCAAAAAGTTGATTATACATTTGAGTTAGTAAAACTATTAGAAAAAAAGGGAACAGAATGCGATAGTGTAATAATATCTTATATAAAAGTAGTAGATAAATTAGAAAAACAAGTTAATCTATTAGAAGTAGATATTAAATTATACAAAGACCAAATAGTAGACAAGGATAATCAAATATCAAATCTAAAAGAAAGATTAAAAAACAGTGAATCCAATACATTAAACTGTGATCAACAATTATCAGTAAAGGATGATCAAATAAATTTACTAAATAAAGAAGTAAAAACACTAAAAAGAAAAAGAAACATAGCTTATGCTTCTGGAATAGTTGGAATTATAAGTGGTATTTTGTTGGTTATTTTAATACATTAAGTGGAAAAAAGTGATTTTTTTACTTAATATATACAATATAAAAAATATAATTGAAAAATGAAGTATATTAGAACATTTGAATCTTACAGAGGTGTAAAGAAGAAATTGGCATCTGTTAATCCAGAGATATTTAAACAAGCAATAAACGAGTCTGTATTACAGGTTGGTGACCTTTATAAAGTTAGATCTATGGTTGACATACCACAATCACTTATAAATTCTTACGTAAAGAAAGAAAAGGATACAACTGGTAGAAACCTAAGACAATTCTTCGGTGACGTAGAGATTGCTGAGTTACTTTTACAATACATCACAACTGCAGGTCTAGACTTAGATAAAATACCTACAGGAGCTTTAACAGGTCAGTCACAAGCACAAACTCAAACACAAGTTCAACCTGGATCTACTCAGAACACAGAAGAGATGCCACAGGCACAAACTCAAGAAGTTCCTCAAAGTACACAAGAAGTTCCTCAAGCTACTCAAGAAGCTCCAACAACAAATGAATTTGAAGAACCACAAGGACAAGCTCAGCCACAAGCTCAGCCACAAGCTCAGCCACAAGCTCAACCACAAGCTCAACCACAAGCTCAACCACAAGCTCAGCCACAAGCTCAGCCACAAGCTCAGCCACAAGCTCAACCACAAGTTCAGGAAGAAGAGGAAGAAGAGGAAGAAAAAGAAGGAAATGAAGAACTCCCAGCTTAATCTAATTAAAATATCAAAAAACCCATCAGAAATGATGGGTTTTTTTATTAATATATAGTTATATGAAATATCTAAATCTATTTGAGTCATTTAATACTATCGAAAGAGAGTTAGAAGATATATTTAAAACTGATCCATATTTATTAAGGGATATTATCATTTCATCAATGGATCATAATAACATAAACGGATTATTAGAAATGGTTTATTTTTCATTTTTATATCCTTACCCAGACTCAAATCATGAAGAATTGGTAATATTTGAATTATCTGAAAATAAATTAAAGAAAGGTATAGATTATGATAAAAAAGAATCTATAATAGAATCTGAGAGATATAAAATGATTATAACAGCATTTATAGATGAGTCAGACTTTAACAAACTTGATAATTTTCATATTGATATAAATAGACATTTAGAAAGAGCCGATATACCTTATTCAAGTGTTGTTGCTAATTACACAGATAGAATAGGTAATTTAACACCTGTAAAATTTGATTATACATGGGGTTATAAAAAAAATTATAGAGATAATTAAATATATAGTAATATGAAATACCTTAAGACATTTGAAAGTTACAATAACGACACATTAATAATAGTTGATGTTCAAGAATCATTCAGTAAATTCTTTTCTGAAATATATCTCAATGAGTTAAAAAAATATTGTAAAAACTTTCAAAGTGTTTATCAAATTTGGGATAATCATGTCGATGGAGGAAAAGTAGACAAAGATTATCTTTACGAAGAAGATCCTGATATTCCAATACATAAAGACCTTTATCATTTTCCAAATCAAAAAGATTTAATAGAAAAAAGATATAACTATGACGTAGATGCTGATTTCTATAAAAAGATTCTTTCAAAAGAAGTCTATGAAGAAATAAGTAAAAAAGAAGAAGAAAAAAGTCTGAAAAAAGGTGATATATTCAAAACTAAAGAAGGAACTATAATAACTTTTATTAATAATAATCATGTTTGGTTTCACTGTCCAATTAAATTATATGAACTATTAAAAGATTTAGAAGGAAAAGAAGTAACAATAGTTGGAGGAGCGGACTCTGAATGTTTAGAAGATGTAGTAACAACAGCCGAAAGCTTAAAAGTTAAAATAAAAAGGGATTATAAATACATATACACAGCAAGTGGCCCAATCAATAATCAAAATTAAATAACCGAAGCATAAACCTCATAACCAGCTAACTCAAAGTATATTTCCATATATTCTTGGTGTCTATTAGGATCTTCATAGAAAGCAACTTCAACTTTATATTCAACTCCTTCTAATTCCGGGATATATTCAACTATTTGTGAAACTATTTCACCTTCTATAGATTCAGCAGAGAGTCTAGTCTCATGTAAAAGTTTAACTAAATCAGCTCCAAAATTAGTATCACATAATAAATCACCTTTATTAGTAAATATTATCATTTCATACTTTTGAACAATAACTCTTACAACATCATCCTCTATAATCTCAGCTGTTCTGAATCTTGGATGACCAGGATATCCTATATAAAAATCTATGAAATTAAAATTATCTCTCATAGAGATATATATTAAATATAAATTTTACCCAATTACAAAAGAATATCTCTAAATTTACCTATTATAGTCATTCCCAAAACTATTGGGTCGGTATTTGTCTCTAATAAAGAAGAATAGTCGGCTATTATATAGTTACATTCAAATAATTTATCTATGTTTTTACTCTCTGAAATAGACCAATCTATAAATGGTTTACCTAATAGACCAATCATAACATCAATCTTCTCATTAGTAAAAGTAGACATTAAAAAATTATAAACATTTTCATAATTTGTTCCTTTATCATAAATTAAATTATATAAATCTAATTTTAGTTTATTAGAAACATTAATAGAATTAGAACTAGAATCACCAGTATCTAAATAAGTCTGTAACTCAACCATTATACTTCTAAAATCCGGAAACTTCTTTTGTATAATAGAGATTAGTTCATCTTTTTTTATTTCTCTAGCCTCAGATGGGAGTATTGTATTGTTAATTCTCTTGTAGATTTCTTGTTTTAGATACTTTTCTTCATCTAAATTAATACAATCGAAATTTATTTGAGGTATTCTAGACTTTATACCATCAGATATTTTATTTATATGATTGGTTGTTATTATAAACCTAACATTTTTACTATACTTCTCAATAAAAGCCTTAAAAGCATCTTGGAATTGAGAAGAAACTCTCTCAAACTCATCTAAAAATATATACTTAATATCAGATTCAGATGACATCATTGGAGTGAACTTACAGAAATTCTCAATTTCATTACGCAAAACATCAATAGATGTAAATAAAGAAGAGTTTAATTCAAGAAATGGTTTATCCTTAGTATACTTACCTATTAAAATTCTTGCCAAACTAGTTTTTCCCGTGCCATAATGGCCATAAAATATGTAATTACCATTTATACCATTTTCGAAATTTTTTCTAATTCTAGGTAATAGAATTACATCTTCTAAATTCTTAGGCCTCCATTTTTCCCAAAGTAATAATTGATTTACTGAACTCATAAATTTTATATCAAATATTTTAGGAAAGTTATAGACAAATGTGAGAGATAAGTTTTTATATATACCGGATATGATTGGAGAAAAATTTAACTTTGAAGATGTCTTTTTTAGAGACTTAACAGTTTGTGTTTTGGATACTTTAGAAGGACAAGTAAGGTGGGTGAATAGGTTTTCATCAGGAGATGTTCCTGTAAATGTTCCTTTTTATTATTCACTAACCGGTGATGAAAGATTTCTATTAGATTCATTTTCAGATGATGTCGTATCAGAGAACAGATTTGTTGAATTAAACACAGATATCGTTCCTAGAGGACATTTAACATTAACCGGATTTAACATTAGATCAGACGAGTTTGCTAACCCAAATGTTTGGTTGAAAATGGTGGTTGAAAATGAGGTAGAAATAAGAAAGGTATTAGCTAGAGTAAGAGCTATTCCAATAACGGTTAGTTATGAACTAACTATTTTACTAACCAGTGAAATAGACACATTCAAATGTAGTCAAGCCATAATGGATACTCTTTGGATTTATAAATTCATGTATTTTGAACATAATTTTATGAATATAGATGCGGTGATTATCATGCCGGACACCAATCAAATACAAATGGCGAGAGATAAAAATCTAACATCTGATAATAACATAACACTAAAAGCATCATTTGATGTTCAAACCTACTATCCAGCATTTAGAAAAGACAGAGTGAATGATGTTGGATACCCATCACAATATGGATCAGGAATGTCTGATTTGAATGGATTCTCAATGGAAGGTGGATTCTCAGAATTCTTTGACCAACCATTTGGAACCGGAAGAGGAGGAGGAAGAAATCTAGGTAATAATAGTACAGGTAGTAGTAATGTAGGTAGTAACAATCCAAGTAATATAGGCGGTAATAACGCTGGTAGTAACTCAACTTTAAATCCACTAAACACAACAGTTGGCGGAACACAAAATTCAAATCCAGCAAATACCAATCCATTCTTCCCAACGGCAGCAACAGGTGATCCAGGAGGATCAGGAGCAGCAAGAACAATTATAAATGGACAAAGTGTTCCGGACCCAGACTACTATATGGTATCACCAAAAAGAACAAGGTGGTTCAATAATATACTTAGAGCAAGGGAAAGGTCAAGTGCTAGTTCTAATAACCCGAATGGTGGTGACCCAAGTAGTGCGAATGATGGATCTTCAAATCCACCAACAACACCTTAAAAAAAAATGGCAAAAAATGACTTTTTTGCCTTAATATATAGTATTAAAGAAAAAATAATATTTTAAAATATGAAGAATCTTAAACTAGAATTGTTTAACTTCAAAAAGAATCTTTCACTTGATCAAGAAGAGATTTCTGTAATAATAGAAGGACACATGAATGCTTGCAATGAGCACTCTGAGAAAATGATAGTTAACTCATTAAATGAGAGACTTAAACCATACACATATGATAAAAGTGTTAAATCTCTTTTAGAGAACCTTAATGATGATATGGCTACTTACGAACTATTATATGAGTTGAAAAACCTATATAGTGTTCTTAATACTAAAAATCAAGGGGAACTTTATAGACAACCAATTAACGTTCTTTTACAAACTATCAATCTTGAGACTGATCAAGATAGAATGTCTAAAGTTTTAAATGAGCTTGCGATTTATGACTGGGTTCCAGAAATTAAATTATTTGTTCATAATTTAACAACATCACCTGAGAAAAGAAGTAATCTTTTAAGCGGTGGTAAAGGAGAATCTGTTTATTCTTTAGTAGAACAAGTTGAAGATGGACACATCGCTTTAATTAAAGACTCTTGGTTTCTTTTAAACGAGAATTCAATTGAGAAAACTCTTTTAGAAAACCACATTAAAGATGAAAAAGATCTTATGAGTTTAAGAACACTTGAGACAGCTATGAAATATGCTACTATCTTAGAAGATAGAATCAATTTCAGAATCTCTGAATATCTTACATTAGGTTTATCAGTTGGTAAAAAAGGAGGAATCTTTATAAATGATGATGAATTAAATGAAGATACAACATTAGAATCTTTATTCAACTCACCAATCGTTCCAATCGTGAATAAAAACTTTTATCCTATTTTAATGGAGGTTTCTTCTAATTTAGATAAATTTGTTGAATTAGATGTTGTTAAAAAAATTGAGAATTTAATCAATCCATATTTAGAATGTTTCGCATTCAATTATAAAAACAACACTTATCTTTATAGATGTGATGAAAGATATGGTAACTCATTCTTTAAATACGAATCAGCTATTGAATTAGTTAACGAAGTAAGAAATGAATTAAACTACGATTTAACTTATTTTTATGAAAACAAACTTTCTAAAGAAATGGTTGTTAAAAGAAAATTAGAAGATAAAGAAAGAGAAATCACTCTTAAATTAGAAGACGTTTCTTTCAATATTGAAAAAATCAAAGGTTCTATCCAAATGATTGGTGAATCTGAAGTTCTTAAAACAGCTCTTAGTAATTTAGAGAAAAGAGAAGGAGTTCTTAAATCAGAATTAGAAGGTATTAAAGAATTACAATATAACGAAAGAGTTAAATTATAATAACTTATTAAATATTTAAAAAACCCTCTTTTTTAGAGGGTTTTTTATTTTATAAACTTTTTTATAAAGGGTATATATAACATGAAGTGAATAGCTTCAAAGAGTTTAGCTCTTAAAAAAAAAATAAGCTATATTAATGTATTTAAATAACAAGGATTTATATATCGAAATAATCGTATCAAAAGCACAAGGAAAATTAACAAGAAACGCTGAGAAAATGTTAGAATTACTCGCTAAAAAAACAATTAAAAAAATGAGATACTGGTCGAACGACGACAAAATGGACTGCTACCAATCAGGACTATTAGACATGTTCCAAAACTGGTATAATTTCAATGAAGATAAATCTGTAAATGCCTTTGCATACTTTACAGAGGTATTTAAAAGAGGAATAGCTAAAGGATTTAATGAAATCTATAAGAAAAAAGGAGATAACGACAATCTAATTAAGTTATTATCCATAGAGGGTAGTAACGATGGACAAGGATTACACTCGATTTAAAAAATAAATAAAAAAAGTCATCAATATGTGGTGACTTTTTTTTATTTTTGTAAAAAATTAATTTATGATTATAAGACAAAACGACTTAGTGATATTAAAAGGTGAATCAACTCCAAGAAGAGTTCTATCAATAGAATATCATTACTCTGGAGATTATTACAAATTTGAAGGATTATCAACACAAAGAACTATATCTATAATAGATATTGATGAAACAATTAAATATCAAAGAGATTTAAAGACAGACTACATTTTAGATGGGTGTCATAGTTTATAAAACCACTTAATTTAAGTGGTTTTTTTGTTTAATATATAAAAATAAAAATCACTATCTAATATTTTTTTTTCATTTTATATTTTTTTTAAACATTTTTTTATACCTTTATATAAAATACATAAAATTTATTATGAAAATAGCTACAATACAACTTTGGGAAGTATCTAACTCTGATAACTCTATAATATCAGATGGTTGCTCTTTACACTTAGACAAGACTTTCAGAGACGAGTTTGTAAAAGATACTTATGTAGATAGGTCTTATAATGATATACCAAAATCATATGAAAGAATTTCAGGAATAGAATCCTTTATACAAGTTCCAGAAAATATATGGAATATAATAGATGAAGAAAAAAGTATTAGATTATCTGAAGTAGAATTTAATAATCTAATGAACTTAAAACAAATAATTCCAGCATGATTATTTTTTATCTACTATCAATAATATTCATTTGGTCGAATACATATTATCTACTAAATTATAATAGACTAGATAAAAGATTCTCTCAAAGAGAAAGAAACTCTAAAATAGATCTTATCTATTACATAACCAAGGTTTTATTTTGGATTTGGATTATTACTGGGTTAATAATAGATTATAACTATATTTTATTACTTATAGTTTCACCTTCTATTTTAAAATTCCCAATGTTTTATATAAACAAAAAGGTATATAGTCTATTATATCGACTTACACCACCATTTCATATTATAGTTTTAATAATTACTTTATACATTAAACTTCTTTAAATGGTCTTCGGTTATGATAATAAACTCATAACCCTTCTTATTACACCATGCTATCATGGTGTCCCATTTATTCTTATTCTTATAAGCCATTTTTAGGTCATACTCAAAGTTCTTTAACTTCTTTGTTCCTTTTTCTGGAATTTGTAACTTACCTTCATTTAAAGCAATCACCATATTATATTCTTTCATAGGTTTAACCTCAACAACAACTTGTTTTAACCTACCATCACTTAATCTCATTTCATAGTAAAAGTCAGGATAATAACAATGTTCTTTGATTTTCACATCACCATTATCAAAATGAGTCATTTGATAAGGTATTTTCATACACTCAGCTCCCCATTTTGTTATTTTCTCATTATGATCTAACCAAGTCATTATTTTTTTCTCCCAGGAACTTCTAAAATAAACACCACTATAGTTATTTAATTTAATAACTTTATCTTTATTTTTTGGAATATAATTTCCCTGATTGTAATTCTTATTGTTAGGTTTAGAGTTTAACATAAGTGTATATTTTTATTTTATATATAAAAGAAAGTATTTTATATTATGGGTGGTTTAAGTGATAGAGTGAAATTAAATATGATGGTTAATGGTGGTAATATACCAGACTTCTTTAAACTAAATACATTATTTTTTTTTGAAAAATACAAAACATCTGATAATTTTGTAGAGATAACCAAAATTGAAAAGATAAGAGAGGGTGGATTTTATTTTCTACACTACCAAGACAAATCAAACTGGATGAGTTTGGCTCCTGTTTTTATAACAGACACACCAAAGTCGAACCCTACTGAATTAAATTTCAGTAATAAAAAAATATTAAGAGGGGTTAATTTTAACTTTATGCCACTACAACTAAGAGAGAGAATATTTGATAAATTTATCAAAGAATCAGACTTTGATAAAAATTCATTCTTACCAGTAACAAATAAAGGAATGTATAATGAATTAAAAAAAGTAGCATTAGAATACTCAATAGTAGAATTTGATGCTTCTTTGATTGTTAAAGTTCATAGAATACATTTAGAAATGCTTCCTAGATTTCTTTACTCACAACACCCAAAGAATAAATATGATCCAAATAAACTTGCTCAACAATGGGAAACCAAACTTAAAACAAGAGAGGAAAGAGATAGCGAAATGATGAAAGCATCATTGAGTGATTTCTTTGATGTTAGAAATGAAATTGATGATAAATATAAAGTTCTTAAAAATCATATAGGAAGAATAAGGTCTAATCAAATAAAATATGGTAAAAGAAAATAATATATAGTTTATGGGAAATATAAAATCATATGAAGAATTTAACGAGGAAATAAACCTTAAAAAAACATTAGCTGGAGTAGCATTAGGAGCTGGATTAGCATTAGTCAGTCCATCACAAGCATCAGCAAAAGAACCAAATCAAACAGAAATATCCCAAACAAACATAGATGATTTTTCAGAAGTAATTCATGTTGATTCAACTATGAAAAAGTCCGATATTCAAAAAATTGTTTATAATCAGTTAAGTAGAATACCAGGTGTTAGAATAACATCAAATACTCAAGATAAAATAGTTTGTTTAGTTACATTTAATTCAAAACCAGAAAACTCAAGTGGTTCATCATATGGTAATATGGAAATATCATTTAAAGATGGTAAGTATAAAATTGATTTTTATGATATTTATTTTGACTATATTGGACAACAACCACAAACAGTTTCTCAACAAATAGGACAAAATACCAAAAGACAAATGACTGGATTAGCAACATCAGTATTAACAAGTCAAATAAGAAATCCAATATTACAAGGAACTGTTAGACAAACAGCAGGGACAATCTCAGGTTCTATGAATCAGAATCAGAATGTAGAAAAAGATAATTTAACATATCAACAAGCATTATCTGAAAATCCTAACTTCGTTTCTTCAATAAATAAAGAGATATCAAGTATAGTAAATACAATTAAATCAGGATTCGGTGGTAACAATAAAGAAGAAGATTGGTAGACTAATCTAACAAACTATCTATATTAAAATCTCTATATACTTGCTGAGTGATATCACCCAAACAAGAATCAGTTAATTTATCATAGTATTCACTTTTATTGTTCAGTTCATAGTCTTTTAGTAATTCTAAGTTTCTATTATACCACATATAAAAGAAATCACAAGTGGTTTCAAGTATATCTTCAAAAGAAGGTTCAGAAAATGAGTCATACATACAATATAATACTCTAATATCTAATTCATTAGGATTAGGATTATCTTCTAAATAATAAGTTATCTCGATACTCTTATTCCAAGTTAAATTGACATCGAATCCTAAATTTGTTATTCTATCTAAATGATCAATCATTTTTTAAAACTTTATTAATTTTAAACTCTCTTTTATCTTCTATCTCCACAGGCTCTACAATCAACTCACCATTTGATATTCTAATTTCCCATTTATTACCAGTAACATCATCAAGTAGTGCTAATTTTTTTATAACACAATAACCATCCGGGTCTATTTTAAAAACAGAATCACCAGATGCGTTATTAACATTAAACATATTTTGTTGTATAAAAGCCATTATAATTTAATTCCAGTTTTTGGGTCATAATTCATAATCAACAACTCAACACCTTTAGCTTGTTCAGATTTTAAATCAGAATTGTTTCCACCTTGAGCGGAACTTCTAAATACTTCTTTCTCTGTCCAAAAGTATTTATCTCTTGGTAATAACTCTTCTAAAAGTGGAAAATAGTAATATGATAATGACCATCTAGCTTCTGATTTCTTAATCAATTCTAAAAGTCTTCTATGTGAAGCTGGTCCAAATACACCTTCTTTATCAGAACCATACCAAAATAATCTTTTACCATCATCATCACCTTTATCTTCATTAAATCTTGCATATGGTGGATCTAAATAGATATAAGTATCCTCACTATCATATTTTGTAATTAACTCTTCAAAATCAATGTTTGTATAGTCTGTGATTGATTGTAACTTCTTAGTGTACTTATTCTTCTTTAACTTATCAATAAGAACTTCTAATTTAAGTCTATCTTTATCTTTTTTATAACCAGAAAAACCACCACCTCTCGGATACACACTCGAAAAACTTGATGTAATTAAGAATGCGTAAATAGCAGCCTTCTCAAAATCACCAATCTCAAAATTCATATCATCTAAAAAATCATTTTTAGTATATTCATGGTATACTTTTTTGTAAAAGTCCCATTTTTTGACAGGATCCAACTCAGATGTATATAAAAGTGTTTGTTTTAATTTTTCTAAATATTTCAAAAACTCTTCTGGTTGTGCACAACACTTATAAAGGTTTACTTGGTGACGATTTTTATCATTATAGATAACTGTATCAAATACCAATGAATCATCATCCATATAAGTTCCCATCGAACCAGAAAATGGTTCTAAGTATGTTTTAATCCCATTTTTTGGTATTTTTTTATTTATAAAATCATGGAAGACGCTTGAACTCTTACCACCGAAATATCCTATTACACTCATTTCTAAATATTTATTATTTTTATTTTCTATCTATTTTTATAGATTTTATTCTAACAAAAGTTTATATAATCATCTTTTATAAATTCTGTATATCTTGACATCATTACTAAACAATCATCATCAATTTTATTACCTCTTGATATATTTATGATTTTATCAAGAGGTCTTAAATTATCTAATGAGTTAGCTACATATTGAGGTGTGGTATCTTTGAATAGTGAAACGTGTACTATATGATCAATTTGCCATTTTTCACCATAGTTATTCCAATTCATACCATCTATAAATTTACTCTCTAAATGATATTTTAATTCATCTGGTGTATATTTTAATAATTGGTAAGTATTATCTGATTTTTTAATATTCTTTCTATTTAAATAATTTTTCAATAATTGTCTCCAGGCATGAATGTGTATATTTTTTCTATATCTTTCTCTATCCTTTTCTCTCTTATCATCAATTCTTTTAAAATTTCTAATTTTTCTATCACTATCTCTACACGATTTACATATTTTCATGTATCTATCATTTTTCATTAAGAAATTGGATAAGTTGAAATCACATAAACATTTTCTACAATTTATATAACCTCTTTCTTCAATTTCTTCAGTTATCTTATCATACTTTTCTTTTGTTTTTAATTTATTCTCTTCAGTTCTGTTAAAATTTTCACTACCATATAATTCTTTAAGTGTAAGTCTATTTTTAAATTGAGCACATGAAGTATTACAAGTATAAATGTTATATTTTTTCACATTTTTATTATACTTTTGATATGATAATAATTTTACATCACCACACACATCACATTTGACATTTATTTTCAAATTAGATTCCATCGGTAAATCTGTAATTGGTATCTCAATTTTTTGATTACATTTTATATCAACATATCCTATTGATTTGTAATATTCAATATTCATATGAGATATTGTGGTTATAATAGTTTTATCCAGTATCATAAAACATAAATTATTTTTTATCTATAATCTATATATTAAAAAATAATTATTTCCTATGGAAAAAAACGAAAAATATTTAGAATCTAAAAGAAAATATAATTCAAATCTATCCACCTTTCAAATATCTAAAGAACTTCATCAAAAAGTAAAAGAATATTGTAAATTAAATAATATAAAAGTTAAAGATTTTTTAGAAGAATCTATTTCGAAGAATCTTTTCTAATCTGATCCTCCAAAGAAGGTCTTATATTTTGTTGTTTTAATTCTTCTCTAACTTTCATTAATATCTTTCCTAAATAGTTTTGACCTCCTCCTCTACATCTTGGACAAGAACACTGACCCCAAAAAACATCGTGCCAATCATTACCCTCTATTAACTCTAAATCCCCAGTCGAAAGTAACATTTCGGATAAATTAGGATCTTTAAACTTTTCTCTAATACCCCATTCCATAAAATTCAACTTCTTCTCATCCCAGTCCGATCTAACTTTTACTCTTCTACCCAATTTCTTAACATCACCAGCATCTGGGATTCTAGCAACTAATTCTCTAAAATCAGGAGCAGTATAATAAACACCATCAATAAACTGCATTCCAGTCACTTTTAAAGCAACATAGTAGTGCTCAACAGATGGGTAAGTAATACCCTTATGTTCAATTTTACAAGGATAAAAGTTAGAAAGGAAAACAAATCGACCTCTAAAAGAATTGATATAACTCATATCTATTATATGATATAAAATAAAAAAGTCCACCGAAGTGGACTTAATTTTAGTGGAGATGACGATGTACTGCCCATCGTGTCTTCCCTAGTTAACAATAATTATTCATTCACAGGCTTAGAAAGTTTTTCTAAACTTACAAAATAGTTGGTTTTAACCCAAAATCTAACAAAATGGTTTTCACATTTGGTCTGTGTGATACAGTCGGAGAATTTTTTTGATTAGTTTCTCTTATTAAACTAACTCTGGAGTTTTAGCTCCAATTGCTTTTAGGGCCGCTACTAAATCTTCACGAGTTCCTACTTCATTTGTTTTGCCATTTACGACTTTTACCATCTAATTTATTAGTCGGGTATTTGACAATCCGACACCTGCATAACTACCATTACTCTATGAATCTATTCTATGACATCCCCAAGTATTGTAATTAAATGTATATAT